GACGCAAACCCAAGGACTCCTCAACGGTTTTTAACAACAAACCATGAGTTATAGCAAAAGCCGCAAAACTGGGGTACAACCCCAGCGGCTGTCCTTTAGACCATTGAAGAGAAAACCTGGCATTAATTTCAGCCAGGTCACTTCGAGTGTTAGGAATGTGCCACTTCGCCATTGAAACATCGGCGAACAGTCCCAATAACTGACGCTTTTCTGCTGTATCTTCTCTTCCCGCACGGTTTCGGCCTTTCTCGCCTACTTTGGTTCTGGTACTGAACAAGTTATGCAGTACTTGCAGTTGAAGTTTTAGAGGGAACTGGTTCGTAGCGTCACTTAAATCGACTGTGTAAACAGTCTCTCCCGCGCGAAGATGTTCTTCAACGCGCCTAACGCCCCGGTCCTGATCAAAGGTACAATCCCAAGGACACGAGGTCCTCAAGAAGTCAAACAAAGCATTACCCAAGCGGGACAACGCTGCTTGATGCACCCTGAACGGGTTTGCTATAGCACGGAGTTTCGCCCCTTTTTCCTGGATGAGGCCTATCCTACCCACAAAGGTAGGTGGGCACCTTGGTACACCAAACGGCGTTCCTAGGTTTTTGCGATGTTCTGCAATATCTCTTTTTAACTCGACACCTACACCCTCTTTAAAAGGGATTGGGTATAGAGCCAGGAGATCCTGATGAAAAGGATCAGCAAGGACGGATAAGTGAGAATCGATAGGTACTTGTGATTCAATTTCGGTCACAAGACCAGAGACCCCTTTAGCTTTTAAAGGAGCTCTGCGATCAGTACTGGTCCACGCATCCATAGTTGTATACGTGGAATTTTCCCAGCAAGATTGCATCGACCATCGGAGTTCCGGTGAAACATTAACCGGGACTGCCCCTATTTGGGGACATGGCTCAACGACAGATTTGTAAAATTTCTGCCATTGTTTCTCACTAACCTTTTTCAAGGTCACCGAAGAATAAATCATAAGCGTGTTTAGCGCTTTTATCTTTCCTCGATAGTTTATCAACCGAAAGAGAGGCCTAAACGGACCCACAGGTGATCCATCGGCGTGCATTCGACAACCCGTTTCTACAGAAGTGAGTGTTTTGCCTGCGATATTCTGCAGGTAGGCAGCTTTAAGGTTTTTAAGCCTTGTCACTGTCCACTCAGGGCCGTGGTGATCTAACCAATGATCAACACAGTTAATGATCGGAATTGATAATTCCGGACCAAGCCCTATGGCAGTAAGCCTCTTGAACGTAGCATAGTGGTTGAGATTGCTCTCCATAACAAAGTCCTTTTGGGTAATGTTACACCAGCAAGCCAACGAACAGTTGAACTTACAGACGGCCGCCCCTTATAAGGGCAGGTTGCCCCCTTCGGG